CAGTCAAGAAGATGATGGGTGGCGGTGCAGCTGGCATGAAGAAAAAAGGTTTTGCTAAAGGCGGTGCTATTAAGAAGATGAGAAGAGGCGGCCGAGCATAAGTGCCTTATCTTCAAAGTAACATCCCGCATTTTAAATGCTGGGTGAGAAGAGAGTATACGCACAATCACGAAAAATATCATGGTGAATTTATTCATGCTATGGCTATTGCAGTCACTACTGTGCCTGATAGATGTTTAAGTTTTCAAATGATTTTTACAGGTTGTGAGTCTGATTTTGATGAAAGTCAAAATATTAACGGTGGGGCTATGTGGGCTCGTATGCCGATTACAGCTCTAGTTGCAGATACTCCTTTGGACAATTGGCCAGAGCCTATGCCTGTTCATTTAGTCCAACCTTGGGATTGTAGTTCTCATCATCATTCAATAATAAAACTAGACCGAGTAAGCTCAAGTCCTTGGAAATGTAAGATTGATGGTAAATTTTACACAGGTAAATACCTTTTCACTGTAGATTACACAGAGTCAGATATAGCCGATGATCCTGCTCAACATAAACAAAGTCATGTAATAGAATTAACTGATGCTGGTAAATGGACTGGAAATATAGTAGCATTACCTAATAATAGGGTTCGTGCGACGAGTCCTGCGTTATGGGAAACAGGTGAAGGTGCACCTGATTTTAAACCAAGCCAGTGGATTCATAATGCAGAATGTGATAATAGTTATATGGACCCAAGTGTTACGTTTGATAATTTGTATAAGGATTAAATATGGCAACTTCTAATTCAACAGACTTCGAGCTAGACGTAGCTGAATACATTGAAGAAGCTTTTGAGCGGTGTGGCTTAGAAGTTAGAACAGGGTATGATTTAAAAACAGCAAGACGCTCTATGAATTTAATGTTGGCGGAATGGGCAAATAGAGGTCTTAATCAATGGACTATTGAACAACGCACACAAACAGTCACAGCTGATGATGTTGATTATTCCTTGGGTACGGATGTCATAGATATTCTATCGGCCGTGGTAAGAAGAAGTGGCACAGACTTTAGTTTAAGTAGGATTAGTAGAGATAGCTATTTATCAATACCAAATAAAACTACAACAGGACGTCCAACACAGTTTTTTTTAGACAGACAGATTACACCTAATTTAAAAATATGGCCTGCTCCTGAAAATAGTACCGATGTAATTCATTATGATGCTTTAACCAGAATACAGGACGCAGATGGTTCGGTAAACACTTTAGAAGTACCTTTTAGGTTTTACCCTTGTTTGACAGCTGGTTTAGCTTATTACATTTCTTTGAAAAAAAATCCTAACTTAACACAAATGTTAAAAGCGATTTATGAAGAAGAATTTGAAAGAGCGATGGGTGAAGATAGAGATAGATCAAGTTTTACAGTTACTCCTGAATACAGTTATCTGAGGAGTAATTGATGGGTAGATTTGCTACAGGCAAACACGCTTACGGCATTTCAGACCGTTCAGGTATGAGGTATAGATTAAGAGATATGAAATTTGAGTGGAATGGATCTTTAGTAGGTCCTGATGAGTTTGAACCAAAGCACCCTCAATTAGGTCCTTTTCATGTACCCTCTGATGGTCAAGCAATTAAAAACGCAAGGCCCGCAAGAACAGAAAATCCGATTGAACGGTTATTAAATCCAGACTCTTTTCTTTCAGGATCGACAGGTTCAGCTGTAATAACTGTTACAGAACCAAGTCATGGCAGAACAACTGGTGATACGGTTAGGTTTAAAAAAGTAAATGGTTTTGACGGATTTACTCCATCTGTTTTGACACAGTCTATTGGGTATAGTATAACTGTAGTAACAACAGATACCTACACTTTTAGTGCTAACGGTCAAACAGCAACAGCTGGAGGCTTAAAAGGTGGAGGTGTTGATGCAACGGCAGGACCAGTGAGTGTGACACCATGAGTTTTACATACGCACAATTAAAGACAGCAATACAAGATTACACAGACAATGCTGAGACTACTTTTGTAAATCATTTGAATGACTTCATAAAAGCATCAGAAGAAAAATTGTTAAAGTCTGTAGATCTTGATTATTTTAGAAAAAATGTTACAAGTACTTTAACTTCATCTGATCAGTTTCTAACAGTACCTACAGATTATTTAGCATCTTTTTCGTTACAAATTACTACTTCTGGATCAGAAAGTTTTCTTTTGCAAAAAGATGTAAATTATATAAGAGAATATACGCCAGCTGCTTCAACAACTGGATTACCCAAATATTATGCTAGATTTGATGAAAACAATTTTATATTGGCCCCTACACCTGACACTGCCTACACAATTGAATTACATTATTTTTACAGGCCTACTAGTTTAACTGCTGGAGCAGATGGTGGGACAACTTGGTTAAGTACAAATGCACCATATGCTTTACTTTACGGATCGCTCATAGAAGCGTATACTTTTATGAAAGGCGAGCCTGATGTCATACAAAATTATACAAATTTGTATATGCAGTATTTAGAAAGAGTTAAAGATCTTGGAGAAGCAAGAGAAAACACAGATGGATATAGAGTTGGTCTACCATCAAGGCCAAGAACATAGGAGTAGAAAATGGCAACAGCAAATGCAGCAACCACCTTTTTAGAAAATAGACTTCTAAGTTTTATTTTCAAAAATAATGCCGCATCGTTTAGTTCACCAGGTGATAGCATTTATGTTGGACTAGCAACGGCAGTATCTAATTTTAATGACTCAACGGGAGAGTCTGGAGATCCAACAATAACAGAAGCAACTTTTACAAATTACGCTAGAGTACAAGTTACTGCATCTAATTGGACACTAACTGCTGAGTCAGCAGATACACAGACAATAAAAAATGCAAACAACATAGAGTTTGCCGCCTCTGGCGGAACTAACAATACGATCACTCATGTCTTTGTAGCAACTCATGCAAGTGCTAGTTTAGATGTTGTAGGATCTGGTGGTAATGTTTTGTTTATAGGTGCACTTGATGCAAGTAAGGCAATAGCAAGTGGTGACATATTTAGAATAAATGCAAACAACTTAACGATAGAGCTTAAATAATGGCATTAGTATTAAACGACAGAGTAAAAGAAACAACCACTACAACTGGTACTGGCACGTTTACTTTAGCGGGTGCAGTAACTGGTTTTGAAACTTTTGGAACTGGTGTTGGTAATTCTAATACAACATATTATGCAGTAACATTACCAGGGTCAGCAGAGTTTGAAGTGGGGTTAGGTACGTTAAGTAGCGATTCTTCAACACTTGCAAGAACTACAGTTATTAGTAGCTCTAATAGTGATAATGCAGTCAACTTTAGTGCGGGAACTAAAACTATATTTTGTACACTACCAGCGTCAAAGACTGTGTTTTTGGATGCAAGTGGTAATACAACATTAGGTGCAGATTTATCTGTAGGTGATGATCTTACAGTTAATGGTGGTGTGATAGAATTAAAAAACACTGGTGCACAATCAGAGCTAAGAATGTATTGTGAAAGTTCTAATGCTCACTATGCAGCTTTAAAAGCACCTGCCCACTCTGATTTTGCAGGCAATACAACATTAACCTTGCCTGCCACCACAGATGTTATTGTAGGTAGAGCAACTACAGACACTTTAACAAACAAGACATTAACAACACCTACAATAAATGGATTTAGTGGTACAGGTAATGGAACTATTACTGGTGATTTAACACTTACATCTACAGATGCAGGTGCGTCTGAAGATCCAAATTTAAATCTAATCAGAAACTCATCTAGTCCAGCGGCAAATGACTTACTTGGAAGTATTTCTTTTAAAGGAGAAGATGCTGGAGACAATGAAACAACCTACGCAAAAATACAATCCGTGATAACTGATACTACAGATGGAAGTGAAGATGGTTTATTAAGAATAAGGGCAAATATTAATGGATCAATGACTACTTATTATGATGCAGGTTTTGGTGCTAATTTCTTTTTCAAAAAAGTAGCTTTACATACTGGTGTTGATCTTTCTTTTGAGGGTGCAACTTCAAATGAACATGAAACAACATTAACAGTATCTGATCCGTCACAAGACAATACTATCACACTACCAGATGCAACTGGGACAGTGGCTTTAACATCTAATATTCCTACTTCTGGTATCTCAAGTGGCAACGTAGCCACTTTTACATCTGGAGTTGTAGACAACGATTTCTTGCGTGTAGATGGAACATCAATAGAGGGCAGAAGCGCAAGTGAGGTTTTGTCTGATATTGGTGGTCAAGCAAGTTTGACTTTTGGCATATCAAATACAAACGCAGTAAAAATTGACAGTACAAGTGTAGCTGATGATGAGTATGCAAGATTTACAGCTAATGGTTTAGAAAGTAGAAGCACATCAGAGGTAGCAAGTGATATTGGTGCAGCAACAAAAGGATTTGCAGTAGCAATGGCTATAGCGTTATAGGAGTAAAGAATGGCACAAGATTTTGAAAGAAATACAGCAAACGCAGTTGGAACTGGTGCAACAACACTAAGAACAGCAAACTCAGATGATGCCATAGTAGGAATAACAGTAGCCAATGTTACTACTTCACAAATAACTGTAGAGGTTTATATTAATGATGGTTCTAACGATATACATATTGTAAAAGACGCACCAATACCTGCTGGATCAAGTCTACAAGTTCTTGATGGCGGTGCTAAGATTGTTATGGTTAGTGGTGATGCGTTAAAAATTAAAAGTAATACAGCAAGTTCTGCTGATGTATGGGTGTCAGTTGTAGACACAATTAGTGAATAGGAATAAATTATG